GACGATTACACGGAAGATGAGGATCGAGATGAACTGCTCGCGAAGATCGACCGATACTTTCAGCCGAACACCAAGGCATCCCGCGATGAGGGCGGGGCAAAATCATGAATACAGAATCAACTCAAACGCCCGAATCGTTGGGCTCGCCGCTTTGTTCAGTGTTGGACGACGTGCCATTCCCGACCAGCGAGGAAGCAAAGGAAATACTGGCCCGCGAAGGCATCGACATGACCGACCTACGGGCAAAGGTTATGCGGCGACTCTGTGACATCAAAGGTCATAACTGGAAACTCTCGTGGCCGCTCGACCCATGCGAATACACCTGCGAGCGATGCGGAGAGCAAGTTTTGCACTGAACGCCTAGCTCTGGCATCGCTGCCGAGAGCGAACTTTGAAAACACACAAATCTATGAAACCAGAAAACAACACCGAGAACACGGCGGGCAGCGATTGCCAGGAGCGACTTGTTCGCGATTATTTTACGGAAGACGGCGCACCGAAGAAATGCCCGAAATGTGATTCACCGAAGATTACGGAAAAAATCCTCGCCGTGGTTGATGTCTTTCAAGGCATGGGGCCGACCTGCGAGGCTGAATACTTCTGCGAGTGTGGGGAGTGCGTGGGCTTCTGGGCTTACGGCTCATGGCATCCGCAATACCGTGAATCCTTTCCCGCGAACACGCGATAGCCACAAAAACTTGTGGCCGAATCGGATTCGCCCACAATCGGACCGTTAAGTAATCGCATCCCCCATGACCGACCCAATCTTACGCGCCATGAGCTGGGCGATCTATCCGCGGGCGGTCGGGCGGCGCGATCGCGATCACGCCCGAGGAATGGCCGATGATCCGCGTGGCCCTGGATGCGGCATTCCAGGAGATCGAGGAGCACGGGAAAAATCCGTGACCCGTGACCCTTGACTTTCTCAGGACTCATTGCCTGTTTTGCCGGTTGAACGTAAAGCAAAAGAAATTTGCCGAGGCCTATCACCTTCGCGGGAATGCAACGGAGGCCTACTTGTCCGTCTACGGCGGTGAGTCCGACTCCGCCCGCGCCAATGGTGCCCGGCTGCTTGCTATTGATAGCGTGTCTCAATACGTGAAGGAGTTGCAAGCTCAAGCCAAATCACAGTTCACCGTGACCCGCGGTGAAATGCTCAAGTTGTTCTACACGATCGCGATCGCGGAAGGCATTGAGGAAACTCGCGACCGCATCAGTGCGGGCAAGGAGGTTTGCCGGATCATGGGTTTTTACGAGGCTGAGAAGCTGAAGATTTCCGCCGATGACGATGTAAAGGCCATGCTCCAGGCCATCACGGGGGCGAAAACGAAAGCAGAAAAATGAGTCAATCCACCTACAAGCGAACCCATGACGCCGTTGCCAATATCGGCGAATACACCGACCGGGAGACCGGCGAGAAGAAACACCGCACCGTTCAAGTCGGGAGCCTGTTCGTGAACGACGAGGGACACATGAACCTCAAGATGGACGCGGTTCCGGTCGGGCAAGAGTGGTCCGGGTGGGTCAAGTTGTTTCCGGTGAGGGATCGGAAGTGAAGGAGGAGCTTGTAACGCTTGAGCGCAAGCTTCTTGATCCATGGTGGCGGATCGAGAACCTGTATCTCATCCTCACCGAAGGCGGCGAACGAGTCCCGCTTCAGCTTCGCGGCGAGCAGCGCCAGTTCCTCGAAGCTCGGCACCATCGCAACTTCATCCCGAAGGCTCGAAAGCTCGGCATGTCCACGGTGATCGTCCTCAAGAACGGGGACGAATGCCTGTTCACCCCGGACTTTTCGGCGGGCATTATCGACTTGGCCGAAAAGGACGCCTTCGACAAGCTCCAAATGTTCCGGTTCGCATGGGAGAACGGACCGTTGCACCCTGACCCAGCAATCGCTACGCTCTGGCGTCTCATCCATGAGGCGAACCCATTGACCCGCGACCGCGATGGGCGCATGGAATGGGCGAACGGGTCGAGCTATCAGGCGGGAACGTCCTACGTCGGCAAAACCCCGCAACGCCTCCACATTTCGGAATACGGCCCGATCTCCGCGAAGTTCCCGGCCAAGGCCACGGCGATCAAGCGGGGTTCGATCAACGCGGTTCCTCCTGACGGGATTATCGACGTGGAGACGACGATGGAGGGCGGGCGCTTCGGGGAGTGCTACCAACTCTTTCAGCTTGCCTTGTCGAGCGAGGGGAAGGAAATCACGAAGCTGGATTGGAGGGTTCACTTCTTCTCCTGGCTGAATCATCCGAGTTACGACCTCCCCGGCCACGCTCCGAGCCGCGCGGACATTCTGGAATACTTCGCGGGCATCGAGGCCAAGCTGGGCGCTCCGGTTCCCGAGTCCAAAAAGGCTTGGTACGAGAAGAAGAAGGCCGAACAGGGCGAGGACATTTTCCAGCAATTCCCGACGATCATCGAGGAGTGCGACAGGCAGATTGTTCCAGGCCAGATTTACCCGGAGATGAAAACCGTTCGCGCCAAGGGCCGGGTGCGTGACTTCGAGTTGGAACGGGGCTATCCGCTCTTCACGGCTTGGGATCTTGGCTCGTCGGACAATATGGCGGGGTGGCTCATCCAGCCGGCCGGGAAAGACCACAACGTCTTGGCGTGGTGCTGCGGCGAGGGCGCGGGAGCCGCGGGTGTCGCGTCCGTTATGCGGGAGTGGGAAATCGCCCACGGCCGGATTCAACAGCACCTCATTCCCCATGATGCAAACCTGACCGACAAGGGAAGCGGTAAGACTTACCTGCAACAGTTGGTTGAGTGCGGGATTCCACGGGAACGGATAATCGTGGTCCCGCGAATCCCTGACCTGTGGGTGGGGATTGACGAGGTTCGGCGCGTCCTTCCAAACTGCTGGTTTCATTCCAGAACTGACGAGCCTGTCACGCTTGAGACGGGGGCGAAACTTCCGTCCGGGGCTGGGCGGTTGGAAGGCTACCGGAAGAAGCTGGACGCTTCGACGGGGATCATGCGGGACGTTCCGGTCCATGATCTTTGCAGCCATTCGGCGGACGCATTTCGGACCTATGCGGAAGCATTGTCCCGCGATCTCGTCCAGGCGAACATTGGAAGCCCAGCGACAGGCGGGGCGCGGGTTGTCTCGGGATTTCGAGGGGAGGCGCTTGGGATGGTTCAAGGGATCATGGGAACAGCGAGGGTGAAACGATGACGCCATACCTGACCGCGAAAGCCCTTCACGAATCGGACCCGGAAAACGTCCCTTGGGATGACCTGATTTCCGCGCATCTGGTCCACGGGGTTCTTGTCTCGACGCCGGACGTTTTCCTTGCCATGCGGCCAATTGATTGCTGGTCGAGCTTTGACGCCTTCAATGATCCTTGGTCGGAAAGTGATGCCCCGGCATGGATGGGGACGAAAAGCCCGAACTGCTGGCACGTCTACCTAGCCGCGGGCGACCTCGGGGGCCTCTTCGACTTCTGCCCCTACGAGCTTCCCTTGGTCTCATTTGTCCGAAAAAACACCTTGCGTTTCCAAAACTTCCATCGCTTGAAGGCGAAACTTCAAAGTCATGGGAGGAAAAGCCAAGAAACAACAGGCGGCGGCGCAAATGCAGGCGAACGCGATCGCGGCGGCGAACCTTCGCCGACAGGCTGCGGCTGACCGACAGGCGAACCGGATCGCGGTCCGAACGGCTGCGGCGCAACGGAAACAGGACGCGGCGCAAAACGCGGCCATCCTGAACGTCCAGCAAACCAACGCGGCTCTTCTAGCTCAAACGCAAGACGCTCCCGGGCAAACCGAGTTGATCGACGAGCGCGAAACGAGGCGTAGGGCGATGGCAATGGGCGGATTCTCTCCTTACGGGTTCCGGCGCGGCGGACCCGGCAAGGGTGGGCTTGGTGGCGGCTCCCCGATGCTCGGATGATGGACGCTACCTCCATCCTCAAGCGGTGGGAAATCGCCGATACCTACCGGCAAGCCAATGCCGGGGTTTGGCGTCAAATCGCGCAACACGCAGACCCGTTGAAACGGAACCTGGGGTTTGACGGTCCCAAGTCCATGCTCTTGGAAATCTCAGGGGCAGCGAACGTTTTCGATTCGACGATGCAGAACGCTGGGACCGTCTACGGCGCGGGAGTCATGTCGTGGATGACTCCATCCGGCTCCAAGTGGTTCGCCTATGATGCGCCGTTCAGCCTTCGCCGTGACGAAGCCGTCAAGAAGTGGTATTCCGAGTGCACCGACATTGCACACGAACTGCTTTCCGGGACGAACTTTTACAACGAGGTTCATAACGTCTGGATCGATGATGGACACTACGGAACCACGGTCTTGATGATCGAGGAGGACGCGGAAAAGGGCGCTCGTTTCGAGGCCCTTCCGGTCGGCTCGTATGCGGTCCTTGAAAACCAGTTCGGCGAGGTTGACACCCTGTTTCGCATCCATCGCCTTTCCGCCCGCAACGCCGCGGAGAAGTTCGGGGCCGACAAGCTCCCGGCCAAGGTGCGGAAGAAGCTCGGGGATTCCTCCAAGCAGGACGACGAGGACGAATATCTCCACTACATTTCCCCGCGTGACGAGCGCGACCCCGGCAAGATCGACGCGGAAAACATGCCTTGGGCTTCCGTGTGGCTGTTCAAGGAGGAGAAACTTGTCGTTCGGGAAAGCGGCTTCATCCATCGCCCCTTCGTCTGCCACCGCTACAAGAAGTGGACACAAACGCCCTACGGCCATTCGCCGGGGATGACCGCCCTTTTCGATGCTCGTCAGTTGAACCTGATGCAGCAATATCTCGACACGCTCGTTGAGAAAACCGTCACGCCTCCGGTTGTTGTCCCTGCTCGCTACGACGGAATCATCGACCTGGGCGCGGGCGGGATTTCCTACGAATACGAAAAGGGCGACCTCCGGCACTGGCAGAATCCGGGGAATTACATGGTCGGTGAGGACCGGACAGTTTTCCGCGCCTCCCAAATCAACCGGGCTTACCATGTGGACCTGTTCCAAACCCTAGCCGGGGTTCCGGTCGGTAAGCAGATGACCGCGGCGGAAGTGTTCCAGCGGCAACAGGATCAACTCCCGTTGTTCCACCCGACCTTTGCGCGAAAAAATCACGAAATGGTTGAGCCGGTGATCCAGGCATGGTTTGGGATTCTCCTCGGCGCGGGGGTTTTCCCGCCCGCTCCTGATGTTCTCATGGTCGGGCAGACTCCGACAGGCGGGCCGGTCATCCCCCGGCCGTCCATCGTCTACACCTCGCGGATTGCGATGCGCTTCCGGTCCCTCAACAACGAGGCATTCGGGCGAACCTTCGAAATGCTCGCCCCGCTCGTCCTCACGGTCCCGTCGATCCTCGACAATTTCAATTTCGACGAGTCCGCCCGCGGCATCGCCCGGAACCTCGGGTATCCCGAGGACTGGCTTGTAACCGTCAACGAACGGGACGCCAAGCGCCAGCAAGCCGCGGCGGACGAGGCCCGGGCCATGGCGGAAGCGGGGGCGCTCGAAGAGGCGGAAGTCGCGAGCAAGTTTCAACGATGAAGTCCCTCGAAGAACTCCTTTACTCCCCGCGCCCCGGAGAATCCCCGGAGGCTCACGCGAGCCGTTGCGAGGAACAGGACGCCATCGTCCGGGCAGTCATGGAAGGCGGCGCGGGCCATCGTCTCGCGCAACTCCTTTGCTCCGGCCGGAATCCGCTCGAATCCCGATTCTCGCGCGGGAACGACGCTACGGAAGCCGCTTTCATCGACGGACAATGTGACGTGATCGCCTTGCTCCTCCGGCGCGGGACGAACCTTTTGAAACATCATCCGAAAGAATGACCACCGACGAAAAGAAACAGGCCCTCCTTGACGCGGGGATCAAGCTCCGCGCCAATGCCAGTGACGAAACCGTCAATGCCGCTTGGGAGGAATTCAACAACCCAGCACCGGAACCCGAGGTTGTCGAAGACACGCCGGCCGCACCGCTCAACCCTCCCGTTGCCACCGCGACCAAGACCCGCGAGGACATCAACGCCATTATCGCAAGACTGGGCACGAACCGCCTCGGCGACCGGACGCCCGAGGTTGTCGCGTGGGCGCGTGAGAACCTGACCGAGGACGAATTTGAAGCCCGTTACGGCGGGCGGAATCTCGAAGTATGAGCGAAGAAACCACGACCACCGAAACCACGACCGAGACTCAAACCTCGGCCACCCCCGCGCCTTCCATCTTCTCGGAAGGCTTCAACTTCGCGCCCGATTGGGCGGACCGGCTCGAAGGCCCGGACTTCGACGCGCACCGGGCGACCCTTGCCAAGTTCGGCGGGAAGTCCGTTCACGATCTCGCGAAGAGTTACGGTGAACTGCAAAAGCTTATCGGCCAGCGACAGGAAGGTCTCGTCAAGCTCCCCGGCGAGGGCGCGACCCCCGAGGAAATCGCAGCCTACCGGAAGGCGGTCGGGGTTCCTGAGTCGCCGGACGGCTACGCGCTCCAACTCCCCGAGGGGATGGACTTGCGCGAAGATGTGCTTTCATCCCTCCGTGGCAAGGCGCACGAACTCGGCATCACTCCGGCGCAACTCTCCGCGCTCGTCCAGTTCCAGGCGGAAACGGAACAAACCGAACTGGCCCGTTGGCAAGCGGAGCATGAGGACGCGACCAAGAAGGCGGGCGAGGAACTTCGCAAGGAATGGGGTCCGCGATTCGAGACGAAGCTGCACGACGCCAAGCGCGTTGCGGAAACGTTCGGACTTCGCCAGGATCACCCCGCCCTGCAAGACCCGGAAGTCCTCCGCGCCCTTGCTCTCGGCGCGTCGGTGATTTCCTCCGACAAGCTTGCGGGCAACGAGACGGTCACGCGGACCCTTTCGCCGGAGAATGCCGCTATCGACATTCAGCGCAACCCCTCGAATTCGCTTCACGAAGCTTACCGCGACTCGTCCCACCCGAATCACCAGGCCGCCGTCGCTCAAGTCCGGCGACTCCACCGGGAAGCGGCAGCGGCGGGAGTTTGACGCCCCACGAACCGCACAACATCAAACGAGGCGTCTGGCCTCCTGTTGGGATTCGACCCCTGACAGGAGGCCAATTTTTTTCCTAAAAATTCCCCTTGCGTTTCGGCAACTTCCATCGCTGAAACCCCATAGTTCTTCAACGGCCCCTTGAATGGGAGAACCGCGCGAAGGCATCGCAACACCAGCGCGGCCCGGTCTCGGACAACCAAGCGGCGGAGCAATCCACCTCTTAACCCCATTCAAATCTCATGGCTACCTCTGTTGCTCACAGCATCCCCGAAGAATTCCGTCGTGAATTCACCACGAACGTGGAGCAGGAAATCCAGGACACTCACCGCAAGATTTCCGGCCGCGTCAAGATCGACCCCTTCACCGGCAAGGAGAAGGTTTACAACTCCATGGAACCCCGGACGTTCAAGCGTCGGACCGGGCGTCTCCAACAGTCGGCTCCCACCGAAGTCGAGCTTCACGCTCGCAAGATGACGAAGATCCCGTTCTACGATCAAGTCATCTTCGACAAGTGGGATGACGAATTCCTCGGCCAACTCGCCCTGCCCGACTCCGAAGCGATCACGGCGATGAAGCACGCCTACACGCGCCTCATCGAGGAAGAGCTTTGCAAGGCGGCCTCGGCGACGGTCTACGGAGGTGTGGAACCCTACGTGACGGCGATTGACATGCCCTCTTCGCAAGAAGTCGGCGTGCAATACCGCTCGTCTCTGGTCACCGGCTCGGCCCAAAACTACGACCTCACCCCGCAAAAGATCATCAAGGCCGTGAGCATCTTCGAGGACAACGGGATTGACCCGCTCTCCGAGGAACTCATCCTTGTGATGGACCCGGCGGGCAAGCTCGCCCTCATGGAGTACGTCGAAACCTCCGGAAACGACACCTGGGCGCGGATGATCTCCGCATGGCTTGAGGGCAGGGAATCGAAGCTGTTCGGGGTGACTCCCGTTGTTTCCAACTTCGTCCAAGTCGCCAGCAACGTCGCCACCTGCTTCGTCTACTCGGCCTCGCGCGGCATCTACATGACCCCGGAGAAATTCGAGGTCAAGATGGACGTGCTCCCGACCATGCAACACGCGCTGCAAATCAGCGCGTATGCCACGGTCGGCTTCATGCGCCGTTTCGAAAAGGGCGTGGTCGAAATCTTCTGCGACCGCAGCTAAGCCGTGATTCTGAACCTCAACTGAACCAATCAACCAGAAAGGATAACTGAATTATGGCATCTCAAAACAGCACCCTTCGCGCGGCCCAAGTCGCGGCCGACACGACCCGAAACGCGGACACCACGATCAAGAGCTACCAAGCTCCGATCCGTTACGCGATCTTCGACATCACCCTCACGACCGCCGTTGCCTCCAACGATGACATCATCCTTGGAAAGCTCGGCTGTGCCGGGACCGTCATCCCCGAACTGTCCCGCGCGGTCGGGATCAGCGGCGGGGCGGCGGGATCGTTCACCCTCGAAAAGGTCAATGCGGCCGGAACGGTTGCGGCTCTCACCGGCGCGGCGGCGATCACCACGGACGGAACTTCGGTGGCGTTCGCTCGCAAGAGCGGCTTCGCCCTCGGCACGTTCGACGAAGCCGACTACCTCCAGGTGACCTTCACGGAGGCGAGCGGCGGCGCGATCAACGCGACGGACGTCCTGCAATTCATGGTGGCGTATATCGCCCCGGACCTCCCGTAACCCTCACTGCCCCCGCTTTGCTCTCCATGGGCGAGGCGGGGGCATTCTCTTTTTTCGGGGATGACTCCAACCGACATTGCCAACCAAGCCCTTTCCCGCCTCGGGCAATCGCTCGTTTCGGACCTGTCGGAGAATTCCCCGTCCGCCATCGTTTGCCGGACCCATTACGAAGCGGTCCGCGATTCCCTGCTTCGTCAACACCCTTGGAACTTCGCCGTTGCTCGGGCGCAACTGACCGAATCCGACACCGCTCCCGCGTTCGGGTGGGATCATCAATACGCCCTCCCCGCCGATTGTCTGCGAATCCTCACGCTCAACGGGGTCCAAGCGGCAATGTGCGCCTCGGACTTTGAAACCGAATCCGGCTACCTGCTGACGGATGCGGTCGAGGCCAAAATTACCTACGTTCGGCGCGTCGTTGATCCCTCCCTTTTTGACCCGATCTTCGTTGAGGTTTTCGTCCATCGCCTCGGCGGTGCCATCGCCGTGGCCCTGACCGGCTCCGAGCAGAAGCGGAATGAACTGGAAGCCCTGGCATCGGAGAAGATGCGCGAGGCGACTTTCGCGGACGTGGGCGAGCGGCGGGCGACCGTGAAAAGCCCGGTCATCAATCGGCTTGCGGGCGCTCCGGGGGATTTGTTCGGGCGGGATACAACCTATCTGATTCCGGTCGAAACCGGCGACCCGGTTACAAACGCGACCGTCAACGCGGCGATTCAAGAGGACGTGAACGCAACCAAGACGATTCTTGGCATTTCCGGCACTCCTGACCCCGGCGGCGCTCCGGCCGACAATGCGGAAGTGAATGCGGCGATTGAAGAGAATCCGGGCGCGACTCGGACCGCTCTCGGGCTTGGCAATTCTGCAACTCGGAACGTAGGGGCAACCTCCGGGACTGTGGCGGCCGGGGACGACTCGCGCCTGTCGGACGCTCGCACGCCAACCAGTCACAGCCACGCGATCAGCGATGTGACGAATCTTCAGACGACCCTCGACGGCAAGGCTGCTGCAAGCCACAGCCACGGAAACATCAGCAACTCCGGGGCGATTGGCTCAACATCTGGACTTCCGATCAAAACTGGAAGCAGTGGAGTTTTGGAGGCTGGATCTGCAATGCTTGGATCGCTTGGTCTCGTCATAGACGGCGCGGGGTCCGCGATCACGACGGGCGTCAAAGGATACCTGCGAGTTCCATACGCCTGCACGATCAATTCGGTCGAGATCGTCGCCGATCAATCCGGCAGCATCGTCGTCGATGTCTGGCGGGACACCTATCCGAATTTCCCGCCGACCGTTGGAGATACCATTGTTGCATCGGCAAAGCCGACTCTTTCGGCCGCTCAAAAAAGTCAAGACACGACACTGACGGGGTGGACCACTTCGCTTTCCGAAGGTGACTACCTCGCCTTCAACGTCGATTCCTCGGCGACTGTAACACGCGTCGCACTAACCATCAAAGTGACTCGGACGCTATGACCATAGAAGAAAAACGAACTGAGCTGGCAATCGCATGGCAAGACTGCCCTGCACTTTTCCGCGATTCGTTCCAGCCGATTTTCAATGCGGTCGCCATCCTCCTCGACGGGAAACAAGAGGAACTGGCACGTGATGCGGTCGCCGCGATTCCCACGCCGTTGGATTTCGATGCGGAAAGCCAAGCGCAATTTGAGGAAACGAAAACCGCTTTTGTAACGGGGCTTGAAGAGCTAATCGCGATTCGCGATGCGGAAGATCCAACCAAGTCACCCGAATACATCGCCGCCTACTTGGCCGCCCAGGAAAATCGACTCAAATGATTGTTTCCGTTCCAACCATGTCCCTCCCGGCGTTTCCGAACAACGCGAGCGCCGCGCCCGCGATTGCCTCGGGGACGAACTTCGATTTGAACGCGGCGGGGGCATCAGTCGCCTACGTTGGGCAGATGCCTTCAACGCAAACCATCACGCGAGTCTTTTTCCGGGTGGCCTCCGCGACGACTGGATGCACTGTTTTGGTCAGGCTCGAAACTGTCGATACATCGACAGGACTTCCAACTGGAACGCCTGTTAATGACAATGCCTCAGTGAGTCAGGTTATTACATCGGGCGCGGCCAATTACGAAGTGGCCTACACTCCGTTCCAAGTGACGAAAGGCACTCTTTTCGCTCTTGTGATCGCGCAGAATTCCGGAACGCCATCGGCAATTCGATTCGGAAACTTCATCGACGATAACCACGGTTCCGGCTTGCCCTATTGCCTTGATTCGGGGACGCACGTTGCGACTCTCGCTCCATGCTTTGGAATTGGGACTTCCGGTTCTGCCGTGCCGTTGCGTCATATGTGGCCAATCATCGACGCGGGACTTGAGACCTACAATTCTGGAAGCACTCCCGACACTCGGGGCAACAAGATCACGATCAACGCTAAGGTGCGCGTTTGTGGCTTGCGCGTTTGGGCAGATTTGGACGCGACCGCAAAGGCAATCCTTTACGGTTCCAACGGATCAACCATCCTTGCAAGCGCGGACTTGTTTTCTAACATCCCTCCAGATACTGCCGCATTTCCGAACGATGCGCTTTTCGCGTCGGCGGTGGAGCTAAATCCCGGAACCTATTACATTGCCGTGGAAGCGACCTCCGGCACTAACATCGGTCTCGGGGTCTTGACTTTTTACGACTCAACTTGGCGACCCGGTTCTCCATTTGGAGGGGCGGATGTTGTATACGCGACATGCACGCAAACCCCATCATCCACAAGTAGCTGGAACGACACTGCTACCAACAAGCAAGCCATGATATCCCTTCTTATCGACGGCATCGACAACGGGGCCAGTGAGACCTCCTCCACCTTCGCGGCATGAAAGCATTTCCCAATCCTGAAACGTCCGAAGCATGACCGAAACCGACCTCACCAACCGCGCCCTGTCCCTCATCGGGGAGGCTCCCGTTTCGTCCCTCGACGATGGGACGGCAGCGGGGCGGGCGGTCGGTTTGCACTTCGAGCCGGTCCGAGATTCGCTCCTCCGCTCTCATCCGTGGGATTTTGCCACCGGGCGGGTTGAGCTTTCCCGGCTCTCGACCGATCCGCCGTTTGGGTTCGGGTGCGCGTTCTCGCTTCCTGCTGATTGCCTCCGGGTTGTCACGTTCAACGGGGTTGACGTGGAACTCGCCCTGAACTCCTTCGCCATCGAGGGCGGTCAACTCCTGACTGACTCGACCTCGGCGGCAATTACCTACGTTCGGCGGGAAACCGACCCGTCAAAGTGGGACGCCAATTTCGCGGAAGCCTTCAGTTATCGCCTTGCGTCCGCCGTCGCTCGCGCCTTGACCGGCTCGGCTCGCGCGGACCTCGACGCCTTTGCGGACGGCGTGACCGACGAAGCTCGGTTCAATGACGTGGCTGGACCTCGGCCGAAAAAGCTCTCACCCCTCCGAACTTCGCGAACGCTTGCGGGGCGCGGGCATGGTCCTGGGTATTGCCCGGAGGAAAGCGTTACGGTCATTCAGGGGCCGAAAGGAGACAAGGGGGATCGCGGGGAGCCTGGGCAGACCGGGGCGAATGGTTTCGACGGGGCCAATGGTCTTAGCGCGGGTATGCAATACACGCGAATTGCGAACGGGACCAATGCAACGATTGGGTCGACGGTTTCCTTCAACGCGGATTCGCCCGCATCCGTCACGCTCATTTCGATCAACCGCACGGCAGCCGGGGTAAACGTGTCGAGTTGGATCAATTCCATTCAAGCGGGGGACCGCCTCATGTTCTCGACCGGCCCGGAGTTTGGTTGGTCGGCCACGTTCACCGTTGTTTCAATTTCCGCCGTCTCGAATTACTACAACATTTCCGTGAGCGGTGGCGCGGGATTGCTTGCGGGCGTGGGAATAGCGACTGGCGTTCTGGTTGCATCTCGCGGGACTCAGGGGTTGCAGGGAATTCAGGGCGATCCCGGGCCGCAAGGACCGCAAGGCGATCCCGGACCAACTGGACCCACGGGGCCAACGGGAACGACGGGAGCGACGGGGGAGACCGGACCGGCCGGGCCAACTGGAGCCACCGGAGCAAAAGGCGACCGAGGCGACACCCCGGGATTCCAGTGGAAATACACGAACACCAGCACGACGACACCGGCAACCGGGTATTTCTCCCTGAACTCGGACAGCTTGTATTTCAACGACGCGGGGCTTTCGCCAAACTCGGAAGGCTTTCTTGCCAACCTTTCCAACGGCGGGAGCCTTTACGCGAATTACCTCGACGAGAACGGTGATCCTGCCGTTTTCTTTATCGTTATCGAAACGCCAGTTGATACAACGGGCGAGTGGCGCGTCCCGATCGCTCCCGGCTATGGGTTCCCACTCGACGCGGACAACAATGATGCCGTGATTCATTTCACGTTTTCGGCCAAGGGTGCAACGGGAGCGAGCGGGGCGGCTGGAGCGAGCGGGCCGACAGGACCAGCGGGGGCCACTGGGCAAACGGGCGCGGCGGGAACGACATACGGCCTTTCTTATACCTACTCCAACACAACGACCAATTCGGACCCTGGCGCGGGGCGCATTCGCTTTAACAACACGACCCTTTCCAGTGCAACACGGCTTTTCATTGATGATCTGGACGCAAACGGCGTCAACGTTTCGAGCTACGTTTTGGATTGGACCGCCTCGACCTCGGCGACCAAGGCAACGCTTTTCGTCATCAAGAAATCAAACCCCGCCGTTTACCGGGTTTTTCAAGTGACGGGGATTGGTTCGGTTCCCTCCGGTTACAGTGATTTGACGATTGTTCACAGCTCGGGAAGTGGCACCATCGCGAACGATGATGAGGTGATTTTGCAAGTCGGCATTGCGGGGGACAAGGGGGAAGCCGGGGCGACGGGGGCGACCGGTGCGGCAGGAGCGAGCGGGGCGGTTCTTCAAGTGCAATCAACCCATGACAACACGGCGGTTTCAACCTCGAGCAGCATTCCTCTTGACAACACGAAACCGCAGAACTCGGAAGGAGCGGAATACACGCAACTCGCCACAAGCTTCACCCCGGTTTCCGCGTCCTCGACTTTGTTGATTGAGGTTTTCTTGACGGTTTACGCCTCCGCGGCTCACTCCCCGGTTGCCTGCCTCTTCGTGGATTCGGGCGCGAACGCCCTCGTTTCCGCATACTCAACCATCGCTTCGGCGCAGGGAGCGCTCCCCTTGGTGCTTCGCTACAAAGTCGCCAGCGGATCAACGTCGTCTCGGACCTACAAAGTCCGCTACGGCCGGAACTCCTCCGCTTCGGTTACGGTCTACCTCAACCAAGGCGCAACCTCCTATTTCGATTCGACGGTTTTCTCGTCAATGACGATTACTGAGTTTACATGAGCATACACGTCAGCCGAAATTCATTCAACGCGGGCGAAATCTCTCCCTTGATGGACGCTCGCGTTGACGAGGGGAAGTATAGTTTTTCCTGCCGCATCCTCGAAAACTTCATCCCGAAGATTTACGGCGGGGCCTTCCGTCGTCCGGGTATGCTTCACGTCGCGACACAACACGACCTTGCGGAATGGACGGAGCGGACGGAGGATCACTCATCGAACCTCTACTTTGATGGAGAAAACTTTGAGCCGCTCGCCTCCGATGACGACTTTTTTTATGAGGTCGGGTCTCTTTGGCTCCGAAACGTCCGCACCGTCTACCGCTGCACGTCTGCTTCCTCGGGATCGGCGACATGGGACAATGTAGCCAGGCACGACATGGCGCGTTCAACGAACCCGAGTGCGTCTGACAATTCGACTCGCGGGTTCAAGGCCGGATCACTTTGGAAGACTGCAACTTCCCTTTACCGCTGCACCTCGGCGAGCGGATCCGCAACATGGGAATCGGTCTCGGCATTTTCGTTCCTCAACGCAACCGTAAAGCCGGACTCTAACAACGACTCTGGCGACGGGTTTGAGGTCGGCTCCATCTGGCACATTGGGTATAATGGAGCAACGTGGCGATGCACGAACGCATCGGTGGGCGGGGCAGTTTGGCAAAAGATTGCGGACCCGGTCGGCTACGGGATTCCCTCGGACCTTGACGACTCTGACCGGGGATACATTGTCGGTTCCATCATCACCTATCCCGTAACAGGTAATGCCTGGATTGCCACGGCTGTCACGCCTGGTTCCCCGGTGTGGTCTCTCATCCCCGAGAAAAAGGTGTTCGGCCAATCCGAAAAACCTGGCACCGGGGACGACTCTGGCGACGGGTTTGCGGTCGGCTCCATCTGGCAGAAGACGGAACGGACCCTTTACGAATGCGCGGACAACACCTCAAACCAAGCGGTATGGGTGCAAGTTTCCGGCAGTCATGAGACCAACGGTGGAAGGTCTCCGAACGGCTCGGATTCCGGCACCGTGGGAAAAATCTGGATCAACCAAAGGACTTTAGAAGCGTGGGAATTGACGGGACTGGAAGGCTCTAAAACGGTTCGCCTTTTCGACTTCAACGTCTCCGCGACCACCCGCTACGTCCTCGAAATGGGCGACGGATACCTGCGAATCTGGAACGACGACGCGACCCGGTTCATTGACAGGTTGAATTCACCTTACAATCTCCCCCTTCAACTGGCGACCCCTTACGCGGCATCGGAGATTTTTGACGTTCAAATCGCGCAACTCGGGAACCTCGCCTATTTCGCACATCCGGCGCACCCTCCGCAAAAGCTGGAGCGCATCTTTGATGCGAGTTTCAACGCGGCGACGTTTCGGTGGTCGCAGGTTGATTGGTCCTTCCCTGCCTTCCGGGATTGGAACAACACCGGCGTCACGGCGACCCCTTCCGCCACAAGCGGGACGTTTTCACAAATCAGGTTTACCGACAATCCGTTCACGGAAACTCTCGACTATTCGAAATACACCGGGGCGCGGATTGCCCTTTCCCAAAAGCGGCCGGACTCACAGGTCAAGCTGTCCTTGTCGGCGACGGCGAACTCTTCGAGCCTGTTCATTCTCGGGGACTTCGAGGTTTTCACCTACGGGACGGCGAATGGAACGCTCCGGGTTCAGGAACGGGACGCCTCGGGCAATTGGGTCAATCGTCGGGCCTTTGCGTTTTCAGCGGAGACGAACGGGCGCAACATCGTGTTTAAGTCGGTCAACGAGACGGTTCGGGAAATGCGGCTTTCGTATACCCACACGTCAGGCTCCCATAGCGGAATCGCCTACCTTGAAGCGGCGGACTCGCGGCGGATCGGCTACGCTCGCATTTGGGACGGGATACCCTTCGAAGACTCGCTCCCGGTTGTTTCGTGCGCCGTGGAACTGGCCTTCGACTCGACGGCGGCAACAACCGAATGGGCAATCGAGGCATGGGCCAAATACGCCGGTTATCCTCGCTCCGTCTGTTTCCATGAACAACGCCTTTGGTTCGGCGGGACGGAACTGCAACCCAATACGATTTGGGCGAGCGCAACGAACGACTTCGAGAACTTCCGGCGCGGGGCCTTCGACTCGGATTCCATCGCGTTCACCCTGGCGGCGCAAGAGGGTAGCGCGGTTCAATCGCTCGTCTCCCACGATGCCCTTGTCATCTTCACGCAATCGGAAGAGTGGACGGCGGCAACGAGCCAACAAACGGCAATCACGCCCTCCAACATCTTCGTTCGGCGGCAATCCCGATTCGGCTCCGCTCACCGTCAAGCGTTCATCGCAGCGAACAATCTCCTGTTTGTCCAACGCGGCTCCCGGAAGCTCCGGCAGTTCACCTACTCGGGCGCGGGCGGGGGCGGACAGGGGCAAGCTTCGGACCTGACCCTCTTGGCCGAACACGTCACGCAAAGCGGGATTCGACAACTGGCGTTCCAGCAACAACCGGACCCGATTATTTGGGCGGTCCGGGAGGATGGCGTCCTTTTGTCGCTGACCTACGAAATCGACCAAAACGTTATCGCATGGGCGCGACATACAACGGACGGGACGGTTGAATCCGTGGCTGTCACCTACGGGGACGCGGGCGAGGCGGATGAGGTTTGGTTGATCGTGAACCGCAACGGTGACAGGCGGCTTGAACGGCTCGACTCCGGGGCATTCGCGAAGCTCGAAGAGGGCACCACGGAAACGATGGTCTACCTCGACGCGGCGAAGATCGTCACGCAATCGGCGTCAACGGCGGTTTCGGGGTTGTCCCACCTCAACGGCGAGACGGTCGCAATCCTGGCGGACGGCGCGGTTCAGGCTGGGAAAACCGTTTCGGCCGGGGCGATCACCCTCGACCAAGCCGCCTCAACCGTGGTTGTGGGCATTCCCTACGTCTCGAAGCTCCAGCCCTCGAAGGTGGAAATCGACCTCCCGGACGGAACGGCGCAAGGGCGGAAACATACCGTTCCACGGGCAACCCTGAACCTTTGGAAAACCTACGGCGTTGAATACGCGGACGCCTCGGACTCGACCGAAAGCAAATGGTTCCCGGCTCAAGGAAAATCGACCAACACTTCCCTTGGAGAACCTGAACCGCTCTACACGGGAACGCTTGACATTAACAATCTCTCATCACACAAAGCCAGCGTGGATTTGACCATCCGGCAAACCCTCCCGCTACCCGCGAATATCCTCGCCATCGTCCCGAAAATCGAAGTCCACGGAAACTGATGTGGTTCATTCCTTCATTGCTATCTGCCGCCGGGAGTGCCCTCGGAATTTCCGGGATGCTCGGCAGCGCCAACCAGTTCGAGGGGGTGGCCGGACTTCGCTACACCATCGACCGGGCGAACGCGGAAAGCACCCGGCAACGCGAGGCGGCATCGCTCCGGCTCCAGGCGGCGGGCAACCGGACAGAACTCTCCGCTGCAAGGACGAACCTTCAACTCGCCATCTCGGACGCGAACGCTCGGCGGCGCAATGCGGAACGGCTCCGGCTTTTCGCGGAAGCCCGGACGAAGCAGGGGCGTGAAGCTCTGCGCCGGCGGTCCCGGGAGTTTGACGAGTTTCGCGGGTCGGAGGCTGCGGCGGTCGGCGCGTCCGGCGTCCAGTTCAGCGGGTCCGCTCTCGAAGTCATGGCGGAAAATGAGATGCAGATGCGCCTCGAACTCCAAGACATGAACGACGCCACGGCCTTCGAGCGTGACGAACTCCTCGACCGGGCCACTTTCGAGCAAGCCGGGGCGAACTTGGACCAGTCGCGGGCGCAGGCTCAATTCGGATTCGCTCGGCGCGGCGCGGCACTCAATCAAGCCGGGATTAGGCTGGCTCAACTGTCCAGCCAGTCCGCGTTTCGCTCGGCGCTGCAACAGGCGGAATTCACGCGCATGGAAGGACTTAACGCGGCCATGAGTCAACGCGGCTCGGCCATTGGCTCGGCGCTCTCGGGAGTTGGGAATTTCATGTTGAACCGATTCAACGCGCAACAACTCACTCCGGCGAATTGGTCCGCGTCCGCTCGTCCGGTTGGTTCCAGCATCTTCAAAACATGACCATCGGAAATCACGAAATGGACCACGACGAACAGAACGACTTTTTCGAGGCCATCGAGCGGGTCAACCGGGCAGGGTCCGCGCTTCGTCTCATCTTCGGGGCGCTTGTCGCAATGGCGGCGGCGGGCCTTTCAGTGGCGGTTTGGGTTTGGACGGTGAACGAGGTTCAAGCGGACCACGGCGAAACGCTCAAGGTCCTGACCCCCCGCGTCGAAGCCCTCGAAACCCGCGCCGTTCGTTTTGATGCCGCCCCGCCACCGTCACAAGCTCAGTTCCATGAAATCGACAAGCGGCTTGATCGAATGGAACAAACCGCCGTCACGCTGCGGGAGCAAACCGCCCTCATCCTTGAAGCGGTGAAAAACCTCGAATCCCGCCCCTGACATGCCCCCGATTCCACGATTCCGCGCGAACGGTCCGGCCGTCTCCAATGCTCCGGCGATGGAAGATCCCCGGCGCGGCTCCGTTGATCCCTCGGCGGCGCTTCAAGGTCTTGCCCGGGTTGCGGACGCGATGACCAGTTTTCGCGGGACGGCGGCTCCTGACCTAAACGCGGGGCAGGGGCAGTTTCGGGGCCGGATGGCGATTGGCGAGGGTTTGCGCGATCTCGGCGCGGCTCGGATGGAAATCTCTCAGCGGGTCGCGGAGATTCGCAACCGGACCGACTTGCACGAAGGGCAACTTGCGATGGAGAAGGAAGCCTTGGAGTTTGCCAAGTGGCGGGAGTCTCCCGAGGGGCGAGACCCGCGAACCTGGGCGGACCAGTGGGGGCAGCGGATGACGAAGCTTCAAGGCACCTACGCGAGCGGGAAGAAGCTTGCGCCCGTGGTGCAACAGGCGCTCAACCAACAGTTCGCGACGTTCGCGCAACGGCAGGGGGCGCAAGTCGACGTTGACGCAGTTCGCGAGGAAGTGCGGCGCGGTGGCGAGGCGATGCGGGCGCAAATCATGCGGGCCACGGAAGCGGGGGACTTCGAGACCGCCAAGGCCGCGGCATGGGAGGGCTACAACCTCGGGTTGTGGGGCGAGGATGACGCGACACGGTTGGAGCTTCAAGCCAAGGGTGAGGTTGAAACCAAAGTTCTCGACGCGCTCCAAAACCAGAAGGAGACCGCCATACTTTACGGCGACGAACAAACCGCCCTGGCAACCGTGGACGTCATGCCGATCCGCGACGATGAGAAGGAGTTGGAGCGGGCGAACATCACGGAACGGGTCGGCTACTCGAAAACTCTCCGGGACGTTGAGGACATTCTGGACCCCGCCGAACGGATTCAGCGGATTCAGTCCGGCGAGTTTGACCGGCTCCGACCCTCGGACCGTCAAGAGTTCCTCGACTTTTCTTTTCGCGAACTCAACGAGGAAGCCTCCGGAAAGGTCGCGGCACTCAAGGAAGAAATCGACCTCCGCGGCGGAATCTCCCCGCTCGAACTGGAAGGCCGGGACGACTTCAAGGCATTGCCCGAACGCTCGAAAGAGGCGGTCCGGCAGTTTGTGACCAAGGGGGTGCAGAATGACGTTGCCGACTTCGCCACGATGTTGCGGGCGGCGCGGTCCTATGATCCCTCGGCCGACACGCGCGGCGATGAGCGGGCGAATCTTGAGCAAGGGATTGCCCTTCGCTTTTCCGGCGAGCGAGCGGGCCAGTTGATGCAGGCGCTTGAGGAAGCCGGACAACGGCAGGGGCCGCAATCGGCCACGGAACGGGTTGCTTCGGACTTCTTTTCCAACCTCCAACGGCGCTACGACTCCGGCGAACTCGGGACGTTCCGCGTCACGGGTGACATGATCTCGAAGCGAAAGGGCGCGAACGGGGTCGAAGTCTACACCGTCTCGGACCCGAAAGGGCAGGAATTCCCCGGGCTGCTCGGAACCTATCGGGGGCGAGTGATTCAACTCAGTGAGGAGGACCGCTTGCGCTTCGAGTCCGGCAAGACCGGGGAAGGCGACTTCTTCGAGGACCTGGGCGCAAAAGAGGCGGCGTTCTCCAAGTTCCTCAACGTCCAGCAAGAAATCGAGGCCAAGATTGCCGGCGGCGAACTGACCGACCCGGAGGCCATCCAAGCGGAAGCGAACCGCCTCATTGGCGACGAACTCGGGAAAGCCTTCGAGACGAAGATTCAGCGGGACGGCGCGGGAACCATGCTCCCGGGCGCTTCTTTCGGCCAACCCTCGAACGCGCTTTTCCAGAACCCTGACCGGGATCTCGAATGGTTGAACTCTCTCGACTTGGAGGGCTACGCGACTTTCTGACATGCCAACCGAACAGGACACCATCCGCGCCCTTCGCATCGCTCGCGAGAATCCCGACAAGCCGGAGGTGATCGCCAAGGCGAAAGCCGTCGCGGACGCCTACAAGCGCCAGCAAGAGGCCGCGGGGAAACCGCTCTGGCCGGAGACGGAACGCGCCAAGGTCGAGGACGCGGCCAAGATGCGGGCCATGTTTCAGGATCGCGAGCGGCACGGATTCGATGAGGGGACGTTTTCGGAATTCTCCACGACCTTCCCGGACCCGGAGAAAAAGGCACGGTTCCTGAACTCCCAGTTTCTCGCCCGGGTTTTCAATCGCTCAACGGATGAAATCCGCTCCCTCGGCACGCAATACCGGGACGAATACGCCAAGCAGACTTGGGGCGAGCCAGTCAAGACGGAAGGCGAGTTTTTCGAGAAGTTGGCCGGTGACTTCGACTTCGAGGACGAAATCGGGAAACGAGCGGCAACGGCCGCGCTCACCGGCTCCCGCAATGTGGACGCCCTCGCCAAGCTCTCGGAGGAGTTTGGAACTGACCCGCGCTTTTCCTCCCGCTCGAAGCAGTGGAAAGACTTGTTTTTCGCGAACTCCTCGACGATCCGGGCCAAGGTCGCGCCGTATCAAACCCGAGTCGCGTCCATTGTCGAAAGCCTCCGGGAAAAGACCGGGCTGGAAGATGGCACCGGGGAAACTCCGAGTTACCGGGAGCTTGCCGAAAACCTCCTCGAAGTCCCGGAAGATGACCGGGCGCTTGTGATTTCCGCGATCATCAACCGGGGCACGAACGGAGACGAGGCGGCGCGGAAGGGCTACGCGCAAAAGCTCGCGGAGAACTTCGGGCGCGGGGTGCAAGACCTCGCGGCGGGGGTGGACTTCGCGGACCGCGGCCAAGGGTTCTTGGTTCGGAACGCCATCAGTGAAGGCGTGACCGTCCCCGCGGAAAAGACCGGATCGCCGGAGGCATACTTGCAGGCGGTCAAGGAACGGATCGCCGGGGGTGACGCCTTCGAGCTTGGCGCGGGAATGCTGTCCGCCGTGGGCGCGAAGGAACTCGCGGCACCCTCCGACGAAACCAAGGCGGCGGCGCTCGACCTCGCGGAGAAAGCGTTGCAGGGGATCGACCTCCGGGCGGAACTCCGGCGCATCGCGGAGAACGACATTGACCCGGCGACTTCCTCGAACGTCATCGCGCGGGGATTCCTTGCGGCGGCGCGGTCGGCACCGTTCACCCTGGCGGCGCGTGCTCCGGGCGGGTTCGCGGTCAACACGGCGGCTTTTGCGGAAACGAACTACCAGACTCTCCGGGCGAACAATCCCGGACTGTCCCCGGAGGCGGCAAGCACCATTGCCGGAGTCACGGCACCGCTTCAATCGTTCATTGAGCGGTCATCGGCGGGACTGGCAACGGCCAAGCTCCCGGCGCTGAATCGCTTCTTCAACCAAGTCGTTCTCACGCGCGGCGGGGTGGCCGGACGGTTCGCGGCTCGCGGCGCGGCCACGGCGGCGGCGGAAATGTTCCAAGAGAACCTTCAAGACCTCGCGCCCTCGCTCACCCAAGGCGTTTTCTCCGCTCTCTCCGAGGACGTTCCCGGCGTGGATTGGTCCGCCCGGTTCGGCGACATGGGGAAGAATCAAGGCGAGTTGTTCTTTGCCGTCCTGCCCTTGGCCCTCATGGGGGCCGGAGTCGGAACGGCGCGGGACTTCGGTGCGGCCAAGTCCATGCTCGGCAATTACGACATGCTCCGGGCGGTCGGACTCACGGAAGCGGCGGCGTCCGAGGTTCGGGCGAAAGCCATCTCGGGCGACGTGACCGGGGCGCAAGACCTCCTTCGGGCGGAATTCCGGGACAGCGGCGCGGATCAAGTCGCGATTCAACAGGCCCAGGCGGACGCAATCCCGCGCCTCATCGAGCAACGCGAGAAGGTCCGCGAACTCGTCAACCGGGCCGGGGATATTGACCTTCTCCCGGCGATCCGCAACAACGGCGAGGGGTCTTGGTCCCTCGAATACAACGACGGCTCCGGCGTCTCCTTCCAGTCCTACGAGGAAGCAGACGCGCGGCGATGGCAGGTCGCGGCGGACGAAAACCTTGCCTTGCATGAGGACACCCGCGAAACCATCCGGCGCATTGATTCCGATTTGGACGCGGGGCGGGAACTGAAATACCTCTTTGCCCTCGACGCTCCGACCCTGGCCGACGCTCAGGAACGCGGGGACGTGACCGAGGAGGACGCGGCGCAACGTCTCGAAATCGCCGACACGACAACCCCGGAACTCGACGCGGAGTTTGAGGCGGCGACGATCTCGGCGGGCCTTGCAGGGTCGAGCCGGGAGGAGCGCGCGGCATCGGCGCGGATTCTTGGCAGTTCGGTGAATGAGTTTCGGGACGGGGTTGTCAGGACGACGATGCGCCTTTACCAAGGGGCGACACCACTTACGATCATCGAGGAGAAATCCGAGGGGGATGCCAAGTTCATGGTTCGGCAACTCGGGCTTCGGAAGTGGATGGTTTCCAGCCTCCGCGAATGGGAGCGCGTGACCGGGGACCGGGTTTTCCGTGCGGTCACAGCGGGCGAGGAAACCGATCAGGACATTGTGGAGGCGTGGTCCTCCATGGCTCAGGCGTATTTCATCGGCCGGAACAAGGACGGCGAGGCGGTCGGGTGGAATCGCGCGAAGCTTGCCAAGGCACTCGACACGGCGCTTGCCGGGAGTCTCACCGGCTACGCCCGTCTCTTCAATGCCGTCCTGAAACGCGCGGCCATGATCGAGAAGGCCAAGGCGGACGGGACGTTTGACGGGGATTTTGAGGCGCTGTTGGAACGGTCCACGGGGATGAGCGAACAACGGCGGTTCGAGCGGGCGGTTGCGCGGGAGGGGGAGCAAGTCGCGGCGGAGGTGGGGGCTACGTTTTCGGTTGTCGAGGATTACGGCATCAGCCACCGCCCTCGCGATGATGGCCCCCGTGCTTTTGATCTCGCGGAGGATGACATGATGCCTGCCGACGTGTACGACCATCCCGAATGGTATTCGGGAATGGAACCGAAAGTGATTCGGGAAACGATGGCACAACTTCGGAAGGTCCGAGGGAATCCCGAAGGCGAGCTTACCATTTTTCGGGCCGGTCCTGTTGGCGAAATGAACCCTGGCGATTGGGTTACGCTTTCGAAAGAATACGCCAAAACTCACGGCATGGGAATTGACCCGGGGGACTCTCCAAAAGTTTGGAGCGCGAAAGTCAGGGCGGAGAATGTTCGCTGGTCGATGGATGACCTTTCCGAATTCGGGTATTTCGGCGAGACGATTCCAGCGGAGGACACCGGCGCAACCTTCTCCATCCTCCCCTCATCCGAGACTGACGCCCGATACCTGGAACTCGCGAAAGACCCCGAGGCGAATCGCGTGGAGTTGCAGCAGATGGTGGATGATGCGGCGCGGGCGGCGGGGTATAAACATCAAGGCTTGTTTCACGGATCTAGCGCAAGGTTTGACAGGTTCATGCCTGAGTTTTTAGGTTCAGCGGCTGGCGGAGTAAGTGCAAACGAAGCCTTCTTTTTGACCGATAGCGAGAGAACGGCTAGAGGCTATGCGGTTCACGCGGCAGAAGATGGCCCGGTAAAACGCATTATGCGGGATGCGGACCTTGCTGAAAAGCGAGGAGATTGGGATGAGCAAGAGCGGTTAATATTGCTCGCTGAGGAAATGGTATACGGAGAGGAGGGCGCGGCAGCTAGTGCAGAGCGGCGCAAAAATGCCGTTGTTTATTCGTTGTTCGCGCGCGGCAATTTCCTAGAGGTGGATGCGGAAGGAAAGTCAGCGGAGGAATTTGGGAGTCTTACCGCAATGATTCGGCAGGCTCGCCGGAAAAAGCTCGACGGCGTGATATTCCGCAATTTGGACGACGCGCCAAACTTGAATGATCCGGCTACGCATTTCGCCATTTTCTCGCCCAACCAAATCAAGTCCGCCGATCCCGTCACCTACGACGAATCCGGAAACGTCATCCCGCTATCGCAACGCTTCGACCCGACCCGAGACGAAATCACCTACAGCGTTCTTCCCTCAGACGGCAACCTCGACGACACCTTCGCCCGCATGTTCTCCCCGTTCCAGCGTTCGCCGGAACTGCGGGCTAAGCTGGGGCAGGAAATGCAGCGGCGGGCGGTGGAACTCGGGCGGGATGCCGCGCCCATCCTCCGCGCCAACCGAACGAAAGGCAGCATCGAAGCCGAACGGAAGCAACGCGAAAACGACCTGTTCGGCGAAAAGCTCGAAGCCCTCGGCGGCGCGTTCGTTTCCTCCCTTGAAGGCGCGAACCTTGACGACGCCTCCGCGCGTCCGATCCTATCCGAACTCCTCCAACGAAAGAGCTACCAGCGCAAGGACGGCAAGACGGTCTCCTATTGGGGCGGCTCCCTCATGTCCAAGGGTGAGGCCAAGCGGCGCGGGATCGACACGACGGGCGGCGAATGGGACGACATTCCCGAAGGTCTCCCCGGCTACGTGTGGGGCGGCGGTATGTCGCCGGACCGGGCGGCGTCAATGCTCGGGTTCGATTCGGTCCCGGAATTCTGGACGGCGCTTCAATCGGAAATCGACAGTTACAAGGCCATCCAACGGCAGGCGGAGGAGGCCAACCAGGAGATTTCCCGGCTTCGCAAGGAGGCGCGGGAGGAATCGCAAGCCTGGGCCGATCAGGCATTGAAGGACCGGGCGACGGTCGGGACGGACCGGGCTACCCTCTTGGCCTTCCTTCGCACCCTCGACGCCATTACGCGGGCTCTTCCGGCGGAGGTTCGCGGGAAGATCGGCGGATATGTGGCGCTTGCGAAGCTCAAGGGGCCGGGGGCGATGTTGGATGAGATCGAAAGCCGGGTCCAGGCGATTGACCGGGAACTCGAAATCTACCTCAAGAAGCAGGCGGACGAAGCCCTTGATGCGCTCTTTGAGAAGGTGGCGAAAAGCCGGACCCAAAAGGCCGGGGAGGTCGGTAAGGGCAAAGCAACCCCGGAAGTCTACGCCCTCATTGATGAACTGAAAACGGTTCGCGCTCGATGGTCTGCGGAAGAAGGGCGGGCGGAAGCGGAGAAGATTCAAGGATTGATCGACACGGACGGCTACACGGCGGAGGAAATCGGCTTGCAGATGGCGCGTGCGGAACTCATCCCGCTTTTTGCTGGATGGAACGGTCGGACCGAAGAACGCGAGCGGAACGGGAAAACTGTCCGCGTCCGAATCTCCGAAGGCGCGGGGGCGGCTCAACGCACGGCGGCGGTTGAAGCCCTCACTGAAATCTGGAAAAAGGCCAAGCTCGAATGGGTGGAAGAACAGGCGCGAGTCCGCGAGCGTCGCCAAGCCATCCGGGAGGGTGGCATTGCCGAACTTCGCGCATTCTCCACAACTCGCCCCCGCGATGAGCAGGAAAACATGGACCGGAGCCGGAAGGGGCTTCCCCGGAAGTTCGCCTACAACATCATGTCTTTTGACGGGTTCTTCCGTTGGTTCCTCGGGGATGACTCGCTCGTTTACAAGGCGTTCACGGACGGGCAGCGCAAGGCGGAAAACGAATACACGGACGCCATGCAGCGAATCAACAAGGGAATCGAGGATTTCTTTACGGAGACTTTCGGCGGCGGCTCCAAGCTCAAGGGGAGACAGGTCGCGTGGAGACTGTCACAGAAAAACGTCACGATCAGGCCGGACGTTGGAGAAGTCCGAACCATGTCCCAAATGGAAATGGTCACGGCTCAACTCATGTGGCGACAGGAGGACGGAAAGCGGCACATGCGCGGGATCAAGGACGAGGAAGGGAATGTCATTTCCGACTGGTCCTATGATGAGGAGTTTATGAAGCAGGTAGGCGCGGCCATGTCGGATGAGGCATGGAAGGTTCTCGACATGCTGACCGACCTTTACGCGGCTGAGTATGAACCCATCAACCGGGTTTACCGGAGAATGTTCGGGGTGGACATGCCGCGCCATCACCTATACGCCCCGTTGACCGTGATTCCGACCAATCCCGGAAGTGACGCAATCGACCCGCTCACCGGGTTTTTCACGGGCGGACTGTCCGGGGTTTCTGGCTCCTTCAAGACTCGCGGCACGTCCACGGTTGAACCTGACTTCAAGGACGCTCTCTCCGTGTTCATCGCCCACACAATGCAGATGGAACACTTCAAGGCGTTTGGAGAGTTTGCGCGGGAGTTTCGCGCGATCACCGGAAACGCATCGTTCCGAAAAGCCTTGAAGCAGGCGGGCGGCGAGCAAGCGACGGCGACGCTTTCCAACCTCATCGAGGAAATCAGCAACGGCGGAATCAGGAACGCTGGCCGGTTCATGGCGATTGAACAGACTCTTGACCGGGTTGGCGGACGAATCGCGCAAGGCATCCTTTTCGGGCGACTCCAAACCATCGCGCTCAACATCACCCAACTCGGGGCCGCGTCCGTGGAAATGTCGCCGGGGGTTTACCTGGGGCAGCTTCGAAAGCTCGTCACCGGACAGTTGAATTTCCCGCAAGCCCTGCGAACCGCCTACATTCAACGGCGGATTGCGGAAATGCCCCCAATCATCCGGCAGGCCATCGAAACCGGAAAGGGCGATTTCCCGAATCGTCTCCGCGAACTGGCGGAAAAGATCGGCTACGGGATCAGCGCATCGGACGGGTTTTTCACGGCGGCAACCTACGTGATGACCCTTGACCATCAAATGAGCCTCGGGCGGAAGCGGGGCCTTGATGGGCCGGAACTGGAACGGTGGGCGCGGAACGAAACGGAACGCATCGTTGACCGTCTCGCGCAACCGACCCGGAAGGGGGCGCGGTCCGTGTGGGAGAACAACGCAACCGGGGCGCACCGGACGCTTGCGAGCTTCATTTCGGAGGCGCGGAAAAACACGGCGCTTCTCCACTTCGCTTTCACCAAGGGCGGGAAAGAGGGGATGGCCCGGACGGGCGGATACCTCCTGTTTGCGGCGATCTTCTCGGAACTGCTTCGGACTGGATGGCGCGACCTCCGCGACGACGAGGAAGGCGAGGACGATTGGAACCTTTCGGCCATGATCGCGAACGCGGCGCTTGATTGGACCTACGGCATCCCGATTTTCGGCGGAGTGATTCAAGATTTCGTCAAGGCGGCGGTCGGGGAAAAGACCTTTTCCGGGACAATCCTCGAAAGCGGAAACAACGCCATCCCCGCGGCTCGTCGCCTCCTTTCGTGGGACTACTCCATGGATGACATTGAAACGACAGTCTCCGACCTCAACAAAGTTCTCGGGGCTATCGGCGCGGCCTATCAACCCGCCTCGGACGCCAAGGTTATCGGCAACGTCATGGAGGACGCGGCCAAAATCATCGACAACATACTCACCGACCCATGATCTCGACAACCACCTCCCAAGTCTCCCACACCGGCAACAATTCGACCTCGACGGCCTACGCTTTCAGCTTTCCGCTTGCCTCCGCGTCCGATCTCGTCGCAATCTCGCGAGTGACCTCAACCGGCGTTGAAACGACCTTGACGAGCGGACAGTTCACAGTCACGACCACGACGGACGCAAACGGCAGGATCACGGGCGGGAGCGTGACGACCAACCCGGCGATTCCAGCAACGTCTACGCTCATCCTCCGGCGCGTGACTCCGAAAACCCAAACGCTCGACTTCACGGCGGGCGGCGCGTTCCAGGCGGAAGCGGTCGAGTCGGCCCTTGACCGGATCGTCATGATGAGTCAGGAGAACGCGCGGGACTTCGCGGCGGCGGACACCCTGCTTGACGCCCGCCTCGACGTGCTCGAAGCCTGAAAAATTCTCTTGCTTTTCGTTGGACTCATCGGGCGATACGTCCATGAATCCCGCCATTCTCTTCGGAATCGTTCGCCACCTTCTCACCATCGGCGCGGGCGCTCTCGCCTCGAAGGGTGTCATCAATGCCGACGAAACGGAAACCGCCGTTGGTGCGGTCCTCGCGCTCGTCGGTCTCGTCTGGTCCGCCATCGACAAGAAGCGCCAAGCAAAAAAGCTCGTCCGCGCCGAACCCGTCGAATGAGCAACTTGTTCCGCCGTCTCCGGAAAATCCTCGGGCCGACTCCTTCGCCGGAACCCGCCCCCGCCGTGATTTCCCAGCGCGGCGTTGACCTCATCAAGCATTTCGAATCATGCTTGAAGCCGGTCACGGTCAAGGGGGTGCAGATGTTCGCGGCGTACGCGGACCCGGCGCACGGCTGGAAGGTTCCAACGATCGGTTGGGGAACCATCACCTACGAGGACGGCCGAAAGGTGGCGCAAGGCGACCTCATTAACCAGGCTCGGGCGGATGAACTCCTTGCCTGGGAACTCGGCGTCAAGGCGGAAGCGGTGCGGCGCTTGGTGAACGTCCCATTGAACTCCGACCAGTTCGCGGCGCTCGTCTCGTTCGCCTACAATGTGGGGCCGGGGAATCTCGGCCGGTCAACGCTCCTGAAGAAGCTCAACGCGGGTGACTACGCGGGCGCGGCGGATGAGTTTCCGAAATGGAACCGCGCGGCCGGGAAAGTCCTCCGCGGGCTGACCCGTCGCCGGAACTCGGAGCGGAACCTGTTCCTCGGCAAGGCGGACCCCATCGAAAAGGCATGATCGCCCTTGCGCTTATCGCCCTGCTCCTCGGCTTCGCGTGGGTGCTTCGCTCACTGCTCACGGTCAAGTTTCCGCCTACCGATTGGGAGCGTGACGACTGGCAATGAAAGTCGCCATCCTCTCGGCCGGTTCCTCGCTCCGGGACTTCCTCCCGTTCAACCCTGCGCCGTTTGACGTGGTTGTCGCGGTCAACGACGCGGCGACCTTGGCACCCTGGCACCATTGGGCCGCATTCGACAAGCCGCTTTCAGCGTTCCAGGCCAAATTCCCGGAGTGGGAAAGGGTCGATTGGGGACCGGAATTCCTTGAGGCGAACTCGCCGACGTTCCCGCGCGGGCCTCGCTACACCCTGCCAATGACGCTCGAAGCGGTTCAACAGGTCTACAAGCCGACTCAAATCCACTGCTTCGGGGTGGACATGAGCGGCGAACGGCTCGACGGCGAGGTTTGCAAGGCCGGACGGTGGGCCATCGAGGAGGAGCATTTGCGGCGGCTCGACCTTTCGCGCGTCCAGTGGTTCGGGAAGTGGAGGCCATGAAGAACCGCCGGCATGGGCCGCTCCCGGCTGATGTGTGCATGTGCCTCCCGGAGCTTGGCCGGGTTTGCGTTTGGTGCGCGGGTAAGGCGGAGACTGTCGCGGCGGTTGATGGCTTCGACGCCCCGCCCTGGAACCCCGACGACCTCCCGGAGCATCTGCGCGGGAAAGGCCATCGCGGGGCCGATCAGGACGGGTTCGACGGCTCCGAATGGGTTTCGCCGATTGAGCATCACGCGGGCGACCTCATCGAGGCGGCGCGGGTCATGCTTGACGCGGTAGAATTTCCGTGAATCGTTCCGCCTCTTCCCGCGAAACCAACCGGGCCACGTAGCTGCGATAAAGCTGCGCCGGATTCGTGTGGCGGCTCCAGTTCGCGACCTTCGCGGCGTCCCCGTGCAAGGACATGAGCATCGTGCAAAACGTGTGCCGCATCGCATTGGCGGGCCATGTCGGAATCCCGATCTTGGGGAACTGCTCCGCTCGTAGCTCTGCGATGGCCTCGGGGGTCGGCGCGACGATCTTCTCCCCGGTCCCGCGAAACTCGGCGAGCCACGGCCAAAGGTTCGCGGGCAGGTCATGCAAAACCCAATCGTCGCCGGTTTTGACGATCCGTTCCCCGGCGCTCCAACCAGGCAGGGTCACGGTCCGCGCCTCCAGGTCGATCCAATCCCATCGAAGGCGGGCGACCTCGGCGCGGCGAATCCCGGCGAAAAGCTGCAAGGCGTGCCACGGGACTAGCTTCGGGCGGTTATCGGCAAGCCAAGTCATCATCGAGGCGCATTGGTCCACCGTCAAAACGCCCTTCGCTTTCGGCCGGACGGCGGGAAGGTCGGCGTCGTGGATTCCATCGGTCGGGGAAGTCTCGACGAATCGGCGGCGGGCGCACCAGTTGAAGAAGTTGGACAGGCTTCCGCGATGGTTGGCAAGGGTCCGGGGATCGACGCGAAGGGCCAAGAGCCAACGGCGGACTTCCTCGGCAGTCACGGACCGGACGCGGCGTGTTGCGAAGGCGTCCGCGAAATGGGCGCAATGGTGACGCAGGCTTTCGAGGTGGCGAGCGGAAAGACCCTGGCCGGATTTCTCGGCGAGGAACGCGGTCCAAGCCTCGGCAACCGTCGCTTCAATCGCGCCTTCGGGATGGTGCGAGCGCCAGAACGCGGCGACGTCTCGAAGGTCTGCGCCGGAAACGATCCGCTTGGCCTCGCGGAACTCGGCGTGATCGGCGGGGGAGAACTCGCCGGAATCGGTCCCGAAGCGGCGGACGCGGTGGCAGTGGGACCGCCACTCGCGCTCGGCCTCGGCTTCCGTGGGGTGGAAGGAGCGGGTCCGCTTGCCCTCGACGTAGAGGGTCAACTGCCAGCGGTTGCGGGCGGGGGCGTAGACGATGGGGACGGTTCCCTTGCGCGTTGTTGGTGTATTCCTGTTCTTTCCTGCTCCCATTGGTGGCGGTTCGGTGGCGGTTCGGTGGAACCAGAATACACCATTTTACCCAATTCGGGAAGCTGGAACCCTTGATTTTACTGGAAATGCTGGCGACCCGTACGGGATTCGAAGCCGTATGCGAACTTAATCAGCAGTAAGGCGGGCGGGTTTCGGTGGCGGTTCGGTGGTGGTTCAATTTTGCTTGGCGACGGGCGGAAATTTTGCGAGGGTTGGGACGATGAAGGTCTTGATCGTCTTGGTTTCGGTTCTGGTTGCGCTCCAGTTGGTCCAGCTTTTCGCCATGATGGAAATCCGAAGGTCCTCGCGATGGACTTCGAGCGGGGTTGATAACGTAGAGCGGGCCATCAAGGATTTGGACTTTGGCCGGTAAGCCAACCCCAAAGCAAAACGCCCGCGAGAACCAACGCGCCCGCAATCAGGTTCCGAATCAGCCACGGCGGGAAATTTTCCATACCCCCAAAACCCTAGGTCAAATGCCAACCCGCATCACTGATCTTCACTGCTCCCTGACTTGGGGGCCTGGCCGTTTTCGGCCAACTTCTCTTTGAGGAGGATTTCAAGCCAATTCGACAGACTCCGATTGTCCGCCTCGGCTGCGGCCTTCGCTGCCGCGAGCAAGTCCTCCCTCAAGGAAATGCTCGTTTGAGCTTTCCCGACCGCTCTTGCGTGGCTCCGTGTTTTCTTGGTCATGCCGCATAATACGGCATATTAGAAAAAAACAAAACAAATTCTCTTGACGCTTGCCGTATCACGGCATAATCCTTCCCATCACAGTTTATTACCGTTTAATGAAAGTCAGCACAACCATAAGTCTTGAACAGGACGTTCTTGAAGAGGCGCGGGCCTTTGCCGCAACTCAACGGCGGTCCCTGTCGAACCAGATTGAGACGTGGATTGCCGAAAAGCTCGGCCTCGACCCTCAATCCGAGGAACAACCCGCAATCGAGGAGGCCGCGAGCGTATGACGCCTTCCCTCTTCCAATCTCCCGAGTTCGGACCGGTCCGCGCCATCGTCGAGGACGACAAGCCGCTTTTCGTCGCCAAGGACGTAGCAGCTGCCCTTGGATACCAACGCCCCGCCGATGCTGTCACCGACCACTGCAAGGGGGTCGTTGTTTTGCCGACCCCTACGGCGGGCGGCATTCAGGACGTTAAATTCATCCCCGAATCCGACCTCTACCGCCTCATCATGCGGAGCAAGCTCCCGACCGCGGAACGCTTCCAGGATTGGGTCATGGAGGAAGTCCTCCCCGCCATCCGCAAAACCGGCACCTTCACCCTCGACATTCCCAAGACCCTGCCCGAAGCCCTGCGCCTCGCGGCGGACCTTGCCGAGAAGAACGAAGCCCTCGCCCTCGAAAATGCCGAGCTTCGCCCCAAGGCCGAGTTTCACGATGCGGTCACCGCGTCCGATGACGTGACGCAACTCGGGATCGCTTGCCAAGTCCTGAGCTTGCCCTTCGGCCGGAACACGCTTTTTCAGCGGCTCCGCAACCGTGGCGTCCTCATCACCGGAGGCGACCGGCACAACTTGCCGAAGCAGCGATACGTCGAGCAGGGGTTGTTCACCGTGAAGGAATCGACCTACCTCGACGACGAGAAACAGGTTCACGTCCGGTTCACGCCCTACGTGACGCAGAAAGGTCTCGACTGGCTCCGCAAGGAGTTTGGGAAGGGGGTGGCGGCATGAGCTATCTCGCTTCGTTGGTTGAATCCAAAGAGCGCCACGTTGCCACCGTTGCAAACGCCCTCCGGTCCCGGTCCATTTCCGAATGGATCATTGAGGAGGTTGAGCGCATCGCAACGGATGCCTTCATTGCCGGTGCTCGCGCCAATGCCGCGACCGAGGAGGCTGGTAAACTTGGTGAGGTGCTGGCCGCAATGGAATTCGAACGGCGGCGGCATCAATCCGCGCCCGTTTTGTTCATGCTGGACGTTGAGCCGGGGAAACTCATCAAGATGGCACTCCATGACAACCCTTGATGAAATCGCGGGCACCCTCGCCCAAATCCGCGCAACGCTGGAAGGGCTGCAACCCGATCATTCCCCGTGGCTTCGCGGTGACGAATCGGCGGCGCGTTTCGCCGGGTATCAATCTCGGAAAGCGTTTCGCGCATGGGCCAAGGAGAGCAGAATCCGGCCGTCCGTTGATGGCGGTCTGAACTTCTGGTCTCGGGCGGACATTAACAAGGCGCGGGAAAGGGGGAAGCGATGACAACAACCCTCCAAACCTTCCTCCCTTCGCAAAACGACGCCCTGTGCGAAGTCGAAATCTCCGACCATATCGAATCCGCCCTGAACCTCGAAACCGGCGAAGTCATCGACCCGGCGACGATTCCCCAGGAGGAGTTCAACCATATTGAACGGCGGGCGGTGGAAACGGCGAGACCATGACACCCGAAGAACGCCAGCGACACATCTCAAGAAAGTTGGCCGCAAAAGCACAGTTGAGGACGGAACGCCCCGGGCAGGCGTGACAGCCGGAGAGACGGATTCACTTTCCAAAACCATGACAAACGAACTATCCACCATTACCGCGCCCACGGCGCTTTCCCTCTTCGATTCCTCGCGATTCGAACTCGCAACCCGTCAAGCGGACCTTCTTGCGAAGTCCGATCTTGTCCCCAAGGCTTTCCAGGGCAAGCCTGAAAACTGCCTGATCGCCCTTGAACTCGCGGACCGAATGAACGCTTCCGCCTTCATGGTCATGCAGAACGTGGATGTCATCCACGGCAAACCGGGCTTCTCCGCGAAGTTCCTCGTTGGCTGCTTCAACTCCTCGGGCCGATTCGATCCCATCACCTACGAGGAGGGCGGCGAGGACGGCGGGCGATGCCGCGCGGTTTCCCGCGTCCGCTCGACCGGCGACCGAATTGAAGGGCCTTGGGTCTCCATGGCGATGGCGAAAGCCGAGGGTTGGGTTTCCAAGAACGGGTCGAAGTGGCAAACCATGCCCGCCCTCATGCTCCGCTACCGAGCCGCGTCGTTCATGATCCGCACGACGGCCCCCGAGCTTTCCCTTGGCCTCCCGACCTCGGAGGAGATTCAGGACACCGGGGGCGACATGGGGCAAGCCGTCCGCGACGTGACGCCCCGCAACCCGTTTGCGAAGGCCGTCGCGGAACCGGCTCCGGTCACAGTTGAGGTTGCCGCCCCGCCGTCCTACCTCGACACGATCAAGGCGAACCTCGAGGAGTCCGGGTTGACCGTCGCGGAAGCTCTCGCGGCGCTGGCGACCTTGGGAATCGGCAATGGCCGGACTTCGTTCTCCAAGATGGACGAGGCGACCTTGGAACACATTTGCGCGGACTGGTCCAACGTGGTCCGGGTGGCGGCGGAATTGAAGGGGGGTGCGGAGTGAAAGAGGGCCTCAACTACGGAATCCCCGAGGCGGTCTATCACGCCTTCCCCGCCGTTTCCAAGTCGGCGCTCTGGCGGTTTGCCAAGAACCCGCGCAAGTGGTACCTGACCAAGGACGAGCCGAACGCGCCCACGGCGGCGATGACCTGGGGGAGCTTGGTTGATTGCCTCATCCTGCAACCTCACGAACTACCCGCTTGCTTCGCGGTCTCGCCTCATGCCGATTTCAGGACGAAGGCGGCGCAGGAATGGCGGGATTCGCAAACCGTCCCTGTCGTCACCCTCGCGCAAGTCGAGGAGGCGAGGCGGGCCGCGTCCGCCGTGACCGGGCATCACTTCGCCGGGGCCATGCTCCAAGGGGCCATCACCCAGCTTTCCGCCGTAGCCTCCGGCATCGAGGACGTGACCGGCGAGCGGTTCCTTGGCAAGTGCCGCCTCGACGTGGTTCCTGACCCGGGCGGACCGTTCTCGGATTGGATCGTTGACCTCAAGACGACGCAAAGCCTTTCCAAGATTCCGGCGACCATCGCGGAATTCGGGTATCACGTTCAAGCCGCTTGGTATCTCGACATGTTCAACGTGGCGAGCGGACAGGAGCGGGCGCGATGGGGGTTCATCTTCCAGGAATCGGAAGCCCCCTACGAAGTGGCGGTTGTCGAACTCGACCCGGACGCCATCGCGAAGGGCCGGGAATGGTATCTCAAGGCGCTCTCGCAGTGGTGTCAAAGCCACAAGACCGGGAACTTCCCGAACCCTTGGGATGATGAAATCAAGGTGGTGAACCTTCCGAAATGGGCCGCATGAAAACCTACCGACTCGAACACGACGAGCAGGCCGCGCTCTTTGCCTGGACGCGATGGCAACACGCGAAATACCCGGAACTCCGGCTCATGTTCGCGATACCGAACGGGGGACACCGAAATATCCTTGTCGCCCGGAAGATGAAGGAAGAAGGCGTCAAGGCGGGAGTCCCTGACATTTTCCTTCCGGTCGCCCGCCAAGGATTCCACGGGCTTTTCCTCGAAATGAAAACCGAGGCGAACCGACCGTCCCGGGGCGGGAAAGGCGGACTGTCCGACCTTCAGGCGCACTGGATCGGGGAACTTCGGGAACAGGGATACCGCGCGGAAGTCGCCTATGGGCGGGACGAGGCGGTTGCGATTTTGGAGGATTACTTGCGGGAGCCGCGACCGGAATACGGAACGGGTGGGAAGATGATGCGCGAGCCGAAGCCGGACGCGGACGGATGGATTCCGCACGTTCCCGGCGATCCCATGCCCTGTGCCCTTGATGATATCATTGTCGCGATGCTGCGAGATGGTCATATTTGTGAACAAACCCCGGCGTATTTGTTCTGCTTTGCCAAAGATGAACATTCGCCAAACGAGGAGATTATTGCATGGAAACCCGCCAACCCATGAGCCTCGAAGCCATCACGCAAGCCTGGCGCGTCCCGCTCCCGCAACCGGCCACCAAGCTCGTCCTTGTCGCAATCGCCGACGTTGCCGACGATGCCGGGGAGGCTCGTCCGTCCATCGCGGCCCTTGCGGAGAAGTGCGGACTTTCCCGGCAATCCGTTATGACCCACCTCCGCAAGTTGGAGCTTTTCGGCCTCATCACGGCGCGACGGAAGGCCGGACGCCAAGCGGTCTATTTCCTGCAACTGGTCAAAGCCTTTGACCAGTTCGGCAAAATCTCGACCCGTCGCCGGAGGGCGATCCTGTCGATTTTGGCCGATGGAAAGCCCCGGACGGTCCAGCAAATCCAAGCGGCGACCGGGAAGAGGACGGGGAACATGCATTCGATGCTGGAAAACCTCGCCTTTTCCCTGGCCGCGAACCGCGGGCCGCTTGTTTTGCGGCACCGGAGGCAGGGGAAGGCGGTGCTTTGGTGGCTGGAACGGCGGGATTCGTGAAATCTTCCCTTGCAATCTTTGAACTTCCATCGCTGGAAACTTTCGACGCGCGAACCGTCACGATGAAACCTCACTTTGAAGAAAGCCCGATTCCGCCCACTGCCCGATTCGTCGGGGTTCGCCAGTGGGCTGGAATCGGGCCTTTTTGTTGAGCATGATCGTCGGACCCGATTTCCCGGACCATTGGAAAACGAGGATGCTCGTTGACCTTCTCGAAGGCGACGAGGCCGCGCCGGTCTATCTCCTTCGCCTTTGGGCGCATTGCCAGAACCGGAAGGGGTGGCAATTTCAAAAACTGACCGCTCACGGCATCAAAGCAATCTGCCGTTTTGGCGGTTCCCCTGACCTCCTCGAAGCCTCTCTTGCTGAGTGCGGTTTCATTTCCCGGGAAGGGTCCGTGGTCTCGGTTTGCTCTTGGGACGAATACAACGCATCCTTGATTTCGAGTTGGAACAATGGCGGGAAGGGTGGCAGACCTAGGAAACAACCCGCCGAAAACCCAACGGATAACCCGCCGAAAACCCACGGGTTTCCCGACGACAACCCGCCTAAAACCCGGACGGAACCGATAAGAGAAGAGAAGAATAGAGAAGAAGAGAAGAGAGAAGAGAAGGAGCTGCTTGCTGCTTCGTACGATTCAGAACCAATGAACCTCGACCCCAAACCCGAACGAAGCAGCAAGCAGCCTCTTCCCGATTTGGAGGAAAGGAATGGATTCCCGAGCATTGACCACTTCCTCGGCCTCGCTGCCGTCGCCGGAATCCCCGAGGACTTTGCGACCGCCCTTCACTGCGACATGACCGCGCAAGGCTGGATCGCCGGGAACGGGAAGCCGGTCGGGAGCCTGTCCATGTTCCTCCGGGCGGCATGGGATCGCGCCAAGCCCCGGGAGAACGCGCCTCGAATCGAGGGTGGGCCTCGGCAGGCGTGGCAAATTGACGCGGACATTGCCCGAGTCCAAGCCGAAATCAAGCGCCTGAACTCCGACGCCGGCCGCAAGAACTCCGCGCATGGCCATACCGAAAGCCGGGACGACTACCGGAGGCGGAGGGAGCCGGAATACCTCGCGACGGTCAAGGGGTTGATGGCTCAAGCCAAGGCGGGCGCGATCACCCAGGCGGAATGGGAGAATTTCGAGCGGTCCCTTGCAAATCTTCGCGACGAAATGCGGAAGGGGGCGAACCTGCTCGGGGTGGCCGCGAAGGAAGTCGATTCCGAGGACGTGGCCGCGGTTCACTTCGCGGAGTTTTTCCCGACGGACTGCCCGGACTTCGAGCTTTGGGACCGGGAGTGGACAGAATCGACGTGGAAGGATCCGAATGCGCTCACGGCGGAAGCCAAGGTTGAGGTTCGGGAGTTGAAAGCCGCGTTGAAGCGGTTGGAGGGGGAGCGGAGGAGGGCGCTTGTTTGAGAACACGGAGGCCTGGCAATCCGCCACTGAGAAATAATATGGAAACTGACCAATCTACCAATCAATCACCGGCTCCCGACTCGCCCGATGTGGCGGGTTGTCCTGCGCTGCCTTGTTGTGCGTGTCCGATTTGCGGGCAAACGACCGATCTCGAAAAAGTGCGCCGCTCGAATAACGTCATGGAGCAGGCTCTCGCCGGGGAACGCTATCGGGCAACCCCGCAATGGGTGGACGCCTCGAAATGGCTGCCACAAGGCCCGCATGAAGTGCTGGCTACCGATAGCGAAGGCTGTTTCATCGCGTTCTGGGATATGGAAAAGTGGTGGCTGCACGAACTTGATGAACCGTGCGACTCGGAAGTCACGCATTGGATGGAACTGCCGGAGATTCCGGAAGTATGACTTCGCCGAACACCCAAACTGAGGGACCAAGCCATCGCCAAAAACCATGACTTCAAAAACCAACTCCACCGAGGGCGAAGGTTCCTCTCCAGTGCTTTGTTCGGCTTGCGCCGATATTGTCGCAACGTCCGAATTACGATGGGTCCGTTGTGGCGGGCTTAGTGTCGGGCAATACCGGCAACCGATGGAGTGGCGGCTCCGCGACCGATACTCGTCCGACGTGATCCGGCAAAACGCGATCTACTCTCAACGGCTCGCTTCTGCCGCTCGGGTCTTGTCTGCCGCTCGGACATACATCGAGAAGGTGAACGACGATTACACGGAAGATGAGGATCGAGATGAACTGCTCGCGAAGATCGACCGATACTTTCAGCCGAAC